AATAATAAAAGGGTTCAAATTATTGCGGCTTTTGAAGAATGGGTAAGACATAAATTCAAAATAAGAAGTGTTCGTTTATATAACGAGATGAATACTTTTGTTTATATAAACGGAAGACCAGATCATCAAAAAGGTCAACACGATGACTTAATTATGGGAATTTCTATGGCAATATATATTGCCGAATCATCATTTTCCAAATTAGAAAAGGCTACTGATCAAGCTAAATCTATGATTGACTCTTGGGCAATAGTCAACAATGAATCAGTAAAAAAAGAAACGCATTTTGACCCTGTAATTCCAAATCAAAATGTTTTGAATGAACGATTGGGGTTGAATAATAATGGTCCATCAAGAGACGACTATGAAAAATATGGTTGGTTGTTTGGTGGTTTAATTAAATAGAATATGGGACTGAATATAAGACCAAAGTCAGGTAGGATAGCTAATGGATCAAGATTAATTGTTGATGGGCAACCAACAACAGGTATAAAAGTATTCACACCTTCGTTTAAATATAAAATGTCTAAACCTACGGATAATGATATATATGAGGCCATACTACCTTTTTTAACATCAACCCCTAACCCAACCGCATCTCCCAATCCGACGCCACAGATAACTCCAACTCCGACTAATACACCAAACTCAACACCTACCTCAACACCCGCAAATACACCAAATCCAACACCAACAAATACCCCAACACTTTCCAATACACCAACAAATACCCCAACACTTTCCAATACACCAACATTAACTAGCACGCCAACACCGACACCTACCACGACACTTACAAACACCCCAACGCCAACTACTACCCCTACAGTTACTTTAACACCATCAACAACACCAACAAATACTCCTACCGTAACTCAAACACCATCAGTAACATTAACCAACACACCCACATTAACTGTTACTCCAAGTCCACAATATGGTAATTTAGAAGTTTCAGGAAGTTTAGATGTTGCTTATGGAATCTCAACATATAGAGTTTATTATGCAATATCTCCAACATATAATGCAACTCAACCATATCCTTTGGGATTAACATGGCAATTACTTGATGTGAGAACTTTACAAAATTGTAATACTTTTGTTTCTTTTGGATCAATACAAGTACCAGTTGGTCAAAATGTTTATATACAACTTAGAGATAATACAGGAGGATTTGTGTATGAAACGGATATGAATCCCCCTTTCTCTGGAAATCCTTGTGTTAGCCCATTCTTGACTTTATATACACAGTCCTATTCAATCGGATCACCTGGTCCTGTTGGGGATACATTCAAGTTAAAACTTATTTTCCCTCCGTCACCTGTAGTTGCTCCATAATATTCTGAGTTTAAAAAACTATTGAAATATTTATATCTATAGTTAAACTTTTAATATGGAAAATAATAATCAAAATTTGACGGTGTGGCAAAGGTTATCAAAAACTTTTGGTCCAGATTCTACACTCGGACAAAGTCAGCCTGATTACAAATTAGATAAAGATCAAATACTCAAAACACAAAGTAAAAGTGAGTATGAACAGGCAAAGTTACAAAATCAACAATCACTTTATTTAAGTTCAAATTGGGCTAAAGTAGAAAATAACCTTTATACTCAGGCAATCTATTACGAACCAACAAGATTGGCGGCGTTTTATGATTACGAGTCTATGGAATATACACCTGAGATTTCAACAGCTTTAGACATATATGCTGAAGAATCAACAACACCGGATCAAAATGGTTATGTATTACAGGTTTATTCAGAATCTAAAAGAATTAAAAGTATTCTTGTTGATTTATTTGTTAATACATTAGATATCAATACAAACTTACCAATGTGGATTAGAAACATGTGTAAGTATGGTGATAACTTCGTTTATTTAAAATTAGATCCTGAAAAAGGAGTTACAGGTTGTATGCAATTACCTAACATTGAAATTGAGAGATTAGAAAGAGGTATTGATTCAAGAACATTTCAAGCAACAATCAATGTGAATAGAAAGGCTTTGAAATTTGCGTGGAAAGCAAGAGATGTGGAATTTAATACATGGGAGGTTGCTCACTTTAGATTATTAGGTGATGATAGAAAGTTACCTTATGGTACATCAATGTTAGAAAAAGCTCGTAGGATATGGAAACAACTTGTACTGTCTGAAGATGCGATGTTAATATATCGTACATCAAGAGCCCCTGAAAGAAGGGTTTTTAAAGTTTATGTAGGTAACATGGATGATAAAGATGTTGAATCTTATGTACAAAGGGTTGCAAACAAATTTAAAAGAGATCAGATTGTAGATAAAAAAACAGGTAATGTTGATTTACGATTTAATCAAATGGCGGTAGATCAAGATTACTTTATACCTGTTCGTGATCCAGCGGCTACGATGCCAATTGAAACTTTAGCAGGAGCACAAAACTTATCTGAAATTGCCGATATTGAGTATATCCAAAAGAAATTAGTCACAGCTCTTAGAATACCTAAAGCGTATCTTGGATTTGAGGAACCTGTAGGTGACGGTAAAAATTTATCATTATTAGATATTCGTTTTGCTAGAACAATAAACAGAATCCAAAAGTCTGCAATCGCAGAAATGAACAAAATTGCAATTATTCACTTGTTTCTTATGGGATTTGAAGATGAGTTGTCAAACTTTACTTTACAACTTACAAATCCATCAAAACAAGCTGATTTGTTAATGATTGATGTTTGGAAGGAAAAAGTGACACTATACAAAGACATGGTTACAGAGATTGCAAAATCAATACAACCAACATCAGCAACATGGGCGAAAAAACACATATTTGGATTCTCAGACGATGAGATTAAATTAGAACTTCAACAAATTAGAATGGAAAGAGCGGTTTCTGCCGAACTTGATAATACCGCAACAATAATCACAAAAACAGGTGTATTTGATACTGTAGATAGACTATATAAACCTGTTACAGGTGGTACTGCAACGGCAGGTGCCGCTGGAGGTGAAGCGGGAGCACCACCACCGCCAGGAGGAGATATGGGTGGAGGGGCACCACCACCTCCAGGACCCGAAGCGGGAGGAGCACCTCCAATTCCTGAATCATTTAGAAAAGATAAAAACAAATTAATTTTGGAATCCATGAGTGACGACAATTTTGATGAAGATGAGTTTTTAGATTTTCAAAAAATTAATGAATCTTTAGGTGATATGGACGACCAATTATCAAAACTTTTAGGTGACTAGTATTTATCATTATGAGTAAATTAGAAAAACTACCACAAAAAAATTTGAAGTTTATTCTAAAAAGAATGAATGAAGGTATAGATACTAAAGATTTGTTTTCACATACAAATCAAAGAGTAATAAAACAAATTTTTGATGATATTGGAATGAATATTAATGATAAAGATAAGGAATTTGTTTTTGCACTTTATAGAGATAACCCAAATTATTTAACTGAAGAAATTAAAATACCTGAGTTACACGAATATGAAATAGTAACAAAAAGATATGCAAGTATTCAAGTTAGAGAGTATTGGAAAAATACATATGAAAGTTACTTTAATGATGAAGAAGATGTTTCAGATTTTCAATCATGGTTTGGTGGTGCTGATTGGTGGGATGGTGAAATGATTGACCGAGACGAATATAGTGAAGAAACTGAGGAAACGGAAATAGATGAAATAAACAAACTTAGTTGATATTTATTAGAAAATTATAAAAATGAAATTCGGAGAATTAAAATCTAAAATAGAAACTTATTTAGTTGAGTCATATAAGAAAAATAAACTAAAAGATAGTTTATTTGTTTTTGAGCAGTTAGTATTAAAAAATAAAAACATCTCAAAAATATTTTTTCTTTATGATGAGTTATCAGAAAACAAAGGATTAAACGAATCTGTCGCTAATGAGTTTATTCACGAATCTATTACCGCATATGAGAACTTGTATAATAAAGTACAAACTAAAAGTTTGAAAGAATTAAAATCTTGGGTTGGCCATGTACAATGTGAAAACAAATACAAAGAAATAGATAACTTGTTTTCATCAAACATCTTAACATTAGAAACTAAGATTAAAAGTAAAAAAGTTTTAATTGAAAGTTTAAAAAAACAAAAGGAAGTACAGAAAGACGCTATCAAAGTTCCATTAAACACAATGGTTAAAATTGCAAACAAAACTGTTGAGTCTTATATTTCTTCTTTGAACGAAAGTGAGAAAAAAGAATTAGTTAAAATTTTGAACACACCAAAATCTATAATTCAAGAAAACTATAATAAAGAAAAAGAAGTAGTTTTTGAAAAACTATATAAAACTAAAGAAAACGAAAAAAATTCTGAAACAATCAAAACGATTGACCAAGTTATTGAGAAATTACAAACTGAATCTTTTTCTGAAATTAATTACTTCAAGTTAAAAACACTAAGTGAAGGACTTTAATCTTTTTGAGATTTCAATTTTTGAATATAAGTCGCTTTTTTTATCTGATCTCTTTTAGTTACAGATTTTTTTGTATACTCTTTACGGTCAAACAAAATAGCATTTTGTTTTGTTTTGATTAATTTACCTTTAAGGTCCTTGATTGCCTTTTCTATATTACCTTTTTTTACTTCTACTAATAACATTATTTTTTGGATTGTTGATATAAATATAATAATTCGTTACAATTATTCAAAAATAAACTGTTGAGAGATGAAAAATTTTTATGAAAAAAGGAAAAACGGTAAAATTAAACGGGTACAAATCGTTTAAATCACAATTTGGAACAATAGATTCCACAAATCTAAAATCAATATTTTTGAATATACAAACTTGGGTTGAACCAAAAGAAGATATTGAAAATTGGAATAGGGTTGTTTTAAACATGACAAGAAGTGTTAAACATTCAATTTTAGAAAACATAAACAAACAAACTTTTGATACAAAGTTTATAGTTGATTTAGACCTTAGAACAAGCGGCCTACAATTAAAAAAGAAATCTTTCATGAATTTAGAAGTAAATTTATTCTTAATTGAGCCATTAGATTTTAAATCCCCAAAATTAAAAAAACAAGTAAAAAATCTAATCAAATCAGTTTACGGTGATGTGCTAAGTGGAAACAGATACTTCAAATTTTATCTAACAAAAAACGGAAATCAAAAACCAATAAAGAAAGAAACTGAAACTATTTAGTATTTATTAATAAAAATATTAGATGAACGAGCTAAAAATATTAGGACCAAGAGATTCAGGTAAAGGAATTCTTGTTGAATACGATGCAGGGTATATAGATCCAAACGAAAGAAGAAATTTATCTATGATTAGAGAAAATCGTGATATGTTAGATCACTCAAAACCATTTGAGTTTTATGCTGTACTTCAAAAATATAATACACCAAATAGGAACGGAAGAATCTATCCTGAAAAAATTCTTAAAAGAGAAGCTGATAACTATAAAAAAATGATCCAAAAAGGAACGGCTCTTTCTGAGTTGAATCACCCTGAATCATCTCTAATAGATTTAGATCGAGTATCACACGCCATTACCGATATATGGTGGGAAGGTCCTGTCTTGTTAGGTAAACTGAAATTACTTACAAGTCCAGGTTTCCACGAAAGAGGGATTGTTTCTACAAAAGGAGATTTAGCCGCAAACTATCTTCGTCAAGGTGTAACATTAGGTATATCTTCTCGTGGTGTGGGGTCACTAAAAAAAGTTGGTGAACAAAATGAAGTACAAGATGATTTTGAATTAATTTGTTTTGACTTGGTATCTTCTCCATCTACGCCAGGTGCATATCTTTTCAGAGATAAAGATGAAAGAATGAACTTTGAAGAAAACTTAGATGAGGAAAAAAGAATGCAGGCCGAAAGACATATTGGATCTGCTGGTGGTAATTCGCTTGACTTAATGAATAGATTGACCGATTATTTGAACAAATAATTAATTATGGACGAAAAATATTTTATTGCAAAAATTACTACAGACATGCCTGATGAGAACACAGGCAAGGTTAAAAAAATGAGAGAAGAAAAACTTGTTAAAGGTTATTCACCAACTGATGTCGAAGCAAAAGTGACAAAAGTTTATGAAAATTATTCTATGGATTGGAGAATTACCGCAATAGTTGAATCTAAAATCGATGAGGTTATAGAAAACTAAAAGAAAAAAATTTCAACGGAAAGGGAAAGGGACGAAATGTTCTTTTCCCTTTTTTTTTGTCTAAAAGTACTGTTATACGAATTTTTTTAAAAAAAGTGAATATTTATTAGAAAACTATTTAAAAAAAAATGAGTTATAACAAAAATGTAGTAGAAGACGCACTTTTCCAAATCAAGAATTTGGAGGAGACTCTTCAAGAGAATGCAAAAGGAATACTTCAATCTACGATGAGTGAAGAAATCAAACAATTGGTAAAAGAATCTCTTAAAGAACAAGACGACGAGATTGACGAACCAACACCAGACGCTAACGCACCTGAAGACATGGACGATGATGAAATGGCTATGGACGATGATGAAATGGCTATGGACGATGATGAAATGGCTATGGACGATGATGAAATGGCTATGGACGATGACGAAATGGCTATGGACGATGACGAAACTATCGACATGACAGATGCATCCGACGATGAAGTTTTAAGAGTATTCAAAGCTATGGGGGATGAAGACGGAATTATTGTTAAAAAAGATGGTGAAAATATTCATCTTAAAGACGGTGAGGACGAGTACATGATTCATTTAGGTGAATCTGATTTGGAAGACATTGACATTGATTCTGAAGATTATTTTGAAATGGATGAGGACATGGAAATGGATTTTGAAGATGACGAAAGAATTTACGAAATTGAAATGGATTCTCAAGAGGTTGATGAAGATGATGATCTATACGGGGATGCTGAAGTAGATTTTGAGGGTAATCGTTATGGAATGGATGAGGAAGATTCTGACATGGTGTTTGAAATCGAAATGGATGGCGAAGAAGATGAAATGTTTGGAGGTAACAAACATGATTTCCACAGACGACATGGCCATAAAATGGGTGATGTTGGTGGTGGAAAATATGGTAAAGGTGGTCATTATAAAGACTATGAAATGGAAGAAGGTGTTGATATGTATGAAGACATGGATTATGAAGAAGAAGACGAAATCGAAATGGCTGAAGGTATGGATTACGAAGAAGAAGATAAATTCGAATCTGTAATGGAAGCTGTAAAAAAATCATTGAAAAAATCTGTAAAACCAAAAGGTGTTGGAATTGGAAGTGGTCCAAAATTCTCATATGACAAAAAACCAAATATGGGAGGTGGATTTAATACTAAGAAAAAAGAAGCTTTTGGAAAAGGTACTAAAGCAATGGGTACAGGAAAAGCAAAATTTGAATATAAAGAGGGTGAAAACATGGAGAAAGGATCTATGAAAAAAGTTGAAACTAAGGAAGCCGTAAGAACTAATAGTTACACAAGAGCTAACAAAGTTGGAAACAGAAAAGGATCTAATCAAAATGTGAATAGACAAGAGATCAGACAAAGACCTAATACAAGAGTTAATGAAAGTAGAAATAATCAAGAAGTTCAATTGTTGAGAGAAAAAAATGAAGAGTACAGAAAAGCTCTTGATGTTTTCAGAACAAAATTGAATGAGGTTGCAGTTTTCAACTCTAATTTGGCTTACGCAACTCGTTTGTTCACTGAACACTCAACGACAAAACAAGAAAAAATAAATATTCTAAGAAGATTTGATAATGTTGAATCTTTGAAGGAATCAAAAAATCTGTACAGATCTATCAAAAACGAATTGAGTACTGGTAGTTCTTCATCAGAACAAAAAATAAACGAGTCAATTGAAAGAACTGTAAACAGATCTGTTGAAACAGGTTCATCAGTCAATTTGATTGAATCAAAAACTTATGAAAATCCTCAATTCTTGAGAATGAAGGATTTGATGGGTAAAATAAAATAAACATAAACCAAAAATAATAAAAAAACCAAAAAAATGGGAGCATTATTAGAATCAGGTCTTGTAGGTAACATCGGGTTAAAACACCTTAAAGTTATCAAAGAAGACACAATTAACAAATGGGACAGATTAGGCTTCTTAGATGGTCTAAAAGGTCACTTAAAAGAAAATGTAGCTCAGTTATATGAGAACCAAGCATCTTTCTTGATTAACGAAGCAACTTCTGACGGTACTTCTAACGGAGCGTTTGAAACAGTTGTTTTCCCAATCGTAAGAAGAGTATTCTCTAAATTGTTGGCTAACGACATCGTATCTGTACAAGCAATGAACTTACCTATCGGTAAATTGTTTTACTTTGTACCTCGTATCCAAGGATACCAAAACGCTACATCATTAGATGCTAACGGATACCCTCAAACAGGTGTTCAAGACTCAGGTGGTGAGCACTACGCACCAGTAGGATCACCTAACAACCCTAACGGAAATCCAAATCAAGGTTATCCAGGTGCTGATCAACCTAACTATCCTTACAAGAAAGATCTTTATGATTTATTCTACGAAGGAAATGAGGCTGACTTAGACCCTCCAGGATTATTTGACTACTCTAAAGGTAAGTGGACCGCAGTTACTGCAACAACAACAATCCAAGCTTGGGTTGGTGGTGATTTAGTAGGTACAGGTATCAATGACGGAAGTCAATATGAAATTCCAGCAGGAAACTACAGAAAAGTTATCATGAAACTTTGTGGATTTGCTAACGCAGGAACAGGTAAATTAATT